CTATGACCGCACGATCCAGACCTTTGACGGGCCACGTGAAGAGCGTGTGGAAGACTATGCGTTCCGTGAGTGGGGCATCAAGGGCAAGACAGCTAACGAACTGTCAGTGTTTGACCATGTGAAGGTGCTGAACGTGGCTAGTGAGTATGTCGACAGTGCCTGTAGTAAGACATGCAACGTCGGTGACGATGTATCCTGGGAAGACTTTAAGAAGGTCTACATGGATGCATACGACGGTGGTGCATCAGGGTGCACGACGTTCCGTGCATCTGGTAAGCGTTACGGTATTCTGAACGCTGCTACATCAGAGGACGTAGCACCAGAGGATGCACCTGAGACATCACAGGTAGTGACTGAGGATGATGCATCTGAGGTCGGCGGTGCTTGCTACTACGATCCACTGACAGGTAAGAAGCAGTGTGAGTGACACCTATTGACTCGAAGTATCACTATGATACTTGTGTTGTACTAATGACGAAGCCAGGGGTGACCAATTGTGTAAGTATGGTCAGCACTCCTGGCTTCTTTAGTCACTTCGCGAAGTAACTACAGTGTCCATATGGTAGGTCATGTGTCCATGGCAATAGCTTAGACATCATGTTCACTATTTGGGCACTGTAGGTTCACTCTTTAGACCACATAAAGTGTCCACCCATATACATAGGATACACAGGTTTACCCTACGTCAGTACTAAGGGACCCCCATACGAAGGAAGGGACCTGTGCTGACATCCTTAGAACTATAGACTGATAGCGTAACTCCCGACGTCCTGTCAGTCCTTACATCACAGGTAACCGAACTAGAGTGTGACCTTGGCCTACTCCCAGCCACTCAGGTCCACACAGTTGGCTTATGCCAACACAGGATCGGTACCTGTGATGTACTTTATGAGAGAGAACATGAGACATGCTTACAGTGACACAGAGACTGATGTCTGGCTTGGGTCAGGCTGGAAGTGATTGGGCATGGAGTGTGTCAATTCATGACATCAACATTAGTCCACCACAGCTGACCGAAGATCCTGTGTCAGAGACCAAGTCTCATGATCACTCAAGTGGTACATCAGCACTCCAGGATCTGTATGATTACTACAGTGAGAACCTGAGGTGACATCAGTTGTCCTATGTGTCTGGTTGTCATCTATGGTCATACTAGTGATCAGGATGCAGTGGTCAGACTGGGGATAACTCAGGTCTAACTCAGGTCTAACACCAGTGTGACTATAGGTCCCGATTTGTACTTAAAAGAAACAAGGGTCGTCCAGACAAGAATCGCCTAATGTCCGACACCCGAACCACAGACTACGATACGCTCACATCAGACCCGAAAGGTCAACGGATAGTGTATCCGATGACTATAGATAAACAATGAAATCAATGAGTTGACCTTGGTCGACCTCAGATCCACCAGGATTCTGGTACCATAGTCAGTCATTCGGCCCCCCAGTGGTCCAATCAATCAATCGATTTCAAAAGACCGTTAAAGGTTGTGCTTGTTGTTGTTGTTGTTGTCAGACCTCTTGAAGCAGAACCCCCGCCCCACAACAGTATGGCTAAAGCCAACAAAAGAGGGACCCTAGTCCCCCAACGAACCCCCCAGGAGTCCCCGTCATGGCCCTAGAGTCAGGAACCTACATCAATAGTCTGAACGCAAGTAACCCTGCGTCCACCGATGGCCTAGGTCAGGCTGATGACCACCTACGTCTCATCAAGAGCACGCTACTTGCGACCTTACCCAACGTGGCTGGTGCAATCACCGCAGACCACAGTGAGTTATCAACCTTAGATGGCTACACAGGCAACACCGCCGACCTGAACATCTTGTCAGGAGCCGCAGCGGCTGGTGTCACAGCTACAGAACTCCAGTACCTCGATGGTGTCACCAGTGACATCCAGACACAGATAAACACCATCAACGCAGCCTCTGGTGCAGCCAATGACACCCAGGTCACCATACAGGCTGGGACACTATTGGGTGGCGGCGGGTCATTCACGACGAACCAGACTAGCCAAAGCACCCTAACGATCAACCACGATGCGGTCAGTCGTACTAACACCACGTCCACTGCGGCCCCCGCAGCTGGCAATACGTTCACGGCTATCGACCAAATCACCTCAGACAGCTCTGGTCACATCACGGGTGTCCGTACCAAGACTGTCACTATGCCAGCCTCGGCAGCTGGTGGTATCGCCTTGAGTGATCTGTCAGTGGGAGCCGAGGGTACCGCCAGTGGCAACGGTGGCCTAAGCTATAACAACAGTACAGGTGTCTTCACCTACAGTCCCCCCACTGCGGCTGGCCTGGGTGCTCTGACGGCCCACCCAAACATCAGTGCAGCCTCCAGTAGTAGCAACAGTGGTAACACCTTCATCCAGGACATCACTGTAGACAGCAATGGTCACATTACGGCTATAGCGACTGGAAGTGTCTCAGGTTTATCTACGAGCTTTGGTGACGTAGGCACCTACGCATTCCTGGCGAAGTCGTCAGCGGGTACTATCTCTGGCGGTTCAACCTACCTTGGATCAACTTTGAAGTCTGCGGGTTTTCTCTCGACATCTGACTTCAACGATAACACGGCTATGGACCGTGGATCTAATTCGCCAGCAGGGACCTGGAGAGCTATGGGTAATGCAGATCAGTCGTCAAGCAGAATTCCATCAACACTATTTGTGAGGATCTCATAAGATGACAACTACAGTAGCCATTACAGAATGTCGGAACGCCAGTTCACTGAACGTAGAGAACACAAAGTTCGACCTAGAGATCAACCACCCGTCCTACGGTTGGATCCCTTACACCTTAGATCCATCTGACACTGACATGACTATAGACAACACGGCCCTAGTAGCCCTCATTGGTTCAGACTACAGTGCCTACGTGGCCCCCACCCAGGAAGAACTAGATGCAGCCTCTGCCGTTAACATCAGAGAAGAGCGCGACAGACGCCTAGTGTCTGAAGTTGACCCTGTTGTCAGCAACCCACTACGCTGGGCCGACCTAAGCTCACAAGAGCAAGCTGACGTCTCGGCCTACCGCCTTGCACTATTAGATGTCCCTAGTCAGTCTGGGTTCCCATCTACAGTCTCCTGGCCTACGCCCCCAGCTTGTCTCTAAGAACATAGAGGACCTCAGTCCATGCCAAACCTACCGATCCGCGACCTAGGTTCCGTAGGCGTAATCACTGATGTCGACCCATTCAACCTACCGATCAATGCGTTTACTCGAGCCAAGAACGTTAGGTTCGACCAGGGTAACATCCGCAGATCCCCTGGGTTCCGAGATGTTCATGGGCCTATCAACCACCCACCTGTGTTCATCAAGGGTATCTACAATGCCAATGGCTATGACACAGTTGTGGTGGTCACAGACGGTTTTGATGTCTATGAGTTTGCTAACGGTGCCTTCAGCTTAAACTACAATAGTTCCCAAAGCTCTAGCGCAGCCCAGGTCACCGCGACGTCCCTGGCAAACGTCCAGTACTTGAACCGAGAGGACACCAGGCCCCTCTACAGAACACCAGCGATGAACAACTATGCACAGCTGGTGAACTGGCCTTCGACATACACCTGTGAGTCTCTCAGATCCTATGGCGACTTCTTGATTGCTATGAACATGGACGAGGGTGGTGCCAGCTTTCCGACCCGTGTCCGCTTTAGTGACATTGCCTTAGCTAACAATGCCCCCTCTAGTTGGGACGAAACTGACACAACCAAGTCGGCTGGGTTCAACGACCTAGCACAGATGACAACCCCGATCATCGATGGTGCAACCCTAGGCTCTAACTTCCTGATCTACTCTAGTGACCAGGTATGGCTCATGGAGTTCGTAGGTGGCACGTTCATATTCAACTTTCGGAAACTGTTCAGTGACGTAGGTGTCATCAACCAGAACTGCATTGCAGAGGTCCAGGGTCGACACTACGTCTTTGACCAGGACGACATCTACATGACAGATGGTGTCAGCACACAGAGTATCTGCGATGGTCGCGTGAAAGACTACATCTTCTCAGGTATCGACACGGGTGCCCTAGATCGCTGCTTTGTTCAGTATGACCCAGCGCGTGAAGAGATCTACTTCTGCTACAAGAGTAGCGACGACATGGCTGAGTTCACCAATGGCGACGGGTGTAACCGAGCAGCTGTCTTCAACTACGCCAGCAACACCTGGTCCTTCCTAGATCTCCCTAATATCTACTCTGCGTCTACGGCTAACGTCGACACTGTGGAGTCTTATAGTACAACATCGGCTACCTACGACACCGCTGGTTCGACTTATGCAACCCAGGACGCTGGTTTTAACCGTAATGTCCTTATGCTGTCACAGGCGTCGTCAAGCGACGGTCTATCGACAAGCCGTATCCTCGGCCTCGATGGTATCGACGAGGGGTCTACACTGGGTGGTGCTTTGTATACAGATGGCATCAAGCCAATCAAGCTAGAGCGCGTGGGTATTGACCTGGACTCGGAAGCCCAGCTACCCCTGACTGGCTACAAGAACATCCGTAAGATGGTCCCTCAGTTTAACACTGTGTCATCCAACAAGACGTTCAATGTGTCTATGGGCGCAGCCAATCTACCGACCCAGGCCCCAAGCTACGAGACATCTGTGTCTCTGGATATGGCGGCTGACTACAAGGTCGACTCTAGATCCTCAGGTCGCTACCTCAGCTATAAGATTGAAACCCCAGACAATAAAGACTTCACGATCTCTGGTTTTGACTTTGATATCATAGCAACTGGGAGACGGTAACAATGGCGACGAACTCAGTAACTGATGTCACCATCACGACGTATGTCAGACGTCCAACCCCCAACCTAGATGAGAGCTTTCGTCTCTACATAGGACAAGAGTTCCAAGCTATCGAGAATGCGATCAACAGTATCATCCAGGGTACCATCCAGGTCGCCGATAATGCACCAGATAAACCCAAGAAGGGCATGGTGCGTTATGCCTTGTCACCCTGGAATCCACTAGGGAATGGGTACACAGGTTTGGTTGTATACGATGGGACAGCCTGGACGTCTTTCTTCCCTCAGAGTTACGACGATTTGTCTGTGGCTGGAGAGACTACGTTCCCTGCGGACTACACCCCGCCTAACCCATAGTAATATATGATGAAACAAGATCTACAGATACGCACGTCAATCATGACGCTACAGGCGTTAATGATACATGGCGCAGAAAATGGTGAGATTGAAGACAACAGTGATGACACTGAACTTCAGCACTTCTTTACACCACTTGACGATGACTATGGATGTTCAACCTATGCACGTCAGTTGTTCATGCCAAAGGGCATGGTCGTCGTCGGTAAATTACACAAGAAGGCCCATCTGACATTCTTGATGAAAGGTACCATCCTTGTTGTCTCAGAGAATGGTGGCAAGCAGCGTCTCAAGGGTCCCCTGACATTTGTGTCGCCAGCTGGCGTAAAGCGTGTGTTTTACATTGAGGAAGACACAATACTCACAACAGTCCACCTGACGAAAGAGACTGAAGAAGAAGACTTAGACAAGGTCGAAGAGGAAGTCATAAGCCCAACATACAAGGCGATGGGCTTAGAAGAGCCTGACTTAACCAAGCTCAATCAGTTCTTAGAGAACCTTGATCAGGATACCACAAAGGAAAACTAATATGGCATGGATCGTTATAGGATCAACTGTCGTAGGCGGTATAATGGCAAACAACGCTGCTAATAAGCAATCGAAAGCCATCAATAAAGCTAACGAGCAGAACAACCAGTATCTGAACGCAGCGATGCCTTACATCGAGGGCAACCTAGGAAACGTCTCTGGTTACTACAACGACATGATCGCTAAAGGTCCCTACCAGGGTTCTTTCTACGCTGGTCCTAACACAATGCAGACTGGTGCAAACAACCAGCTGTACAACCTAGGTAACAACCTGGTCGACCGTGGTAACGGTATGTATCAAGACGGCGTCAACTACGCTGCCCCAGGTGCGAACTTTGGTAACAACGCAAACAGCTTGTACAACCAGTTCACAGGTATGTCTGGTGACTTCCAGAACCGTGTCGGTCAGTTTGATTCTTTAGCTAACAACCAGATGAACCTGGCGAATGACTACAGCAACATTCGTGATGGCATAGGCACATACAAGTCCAACTTTGATGACCTAGCAGCGAACAGTCAGGGCGTCACAGATCGCTTTGGCACATTGGCTGACAAGGCACTCAACGATGACCGCATGGGTACTGCGTCTCAGTATGCCATGGACAACATGAACCCGATTGTTGACGCCATGATGCGTGACGACAAGCGCACACTGACAGAACAGACAATCCCGGGAATCAACAAGTCTGCATCAGGTTCAGGTAACGTCAACTCCAGTCGCGCTGGTGTTGCTGATGCATTGGCTAATCGTGCATATGATGACCGCCTAGCCGACGTAAGATCTGACGTCTACAATGACCTACGTGACGCAAGCCTGACCCAACAGAACAGCCAGTTCGACCAGGGCATGACTGGTACAGTCAACATGGCTAACAACATGAACAACACTGGTGCATTCTTTGGTGACGCAGCAAACACCTACGTCAACCAAGGTAACATGACGAACAACATGGGGACTGCCTATGGTAACGCTGGCACTGCCCTGACAGCTGGTAACAACACCATGACGTCAGCTGGATCTATGTTGTCAAACGCTGGTGTGGCAAACAACATGCTAAACACCGCGACGAACACTGGCATGAACATGATGAACCAGGGTAACAACACAGCGATCTCGGGTGCAAACACTGCGCTGGGCGCGGGTAACAATCAGAACACTTGGGACCAGGGTCAACTTGACGCTGACCGCTCCCAGTTCGACTACCTGACTGGCTACAACTACAACCTCGGTAAAGACTACGGTGGCTTCCTATCTGGTGGATCTCCAGGATCAGGTAGCTATCAGGCAAACACAGTTAACCCTGCCGCTGAAACCTTTGCTGGTATGAACAGCGGGTTTGGGTTTGGGACTCAATACGGGCCACAGATATCTAATGGTTTCCAGAACATGATCTACGGTCAGCAACAAGGCCCAATGCAACCTGGCATGACATGGAGGTAATAGCAGATGTTTAACTTCATGTTCCCACAACAGAACGGCGTTCTCTCACAGAACCCTCAAATGATGATGGGCCAAAAGCCCGTCCTAGCTGGTGCCACAGGTAACGCGCGTGGCTCCAATCGTATGCCACAGATACCTGACAACCGTATTGGCCTAGGTGAGGCCATGATGCGCATTGGTGGTGCTGGTCTTGGTCAATCTGCCAACGGTGGTGGCAACGCTGTCTACGGTAGTATGCTCAACCAATATGGTCAGATCCAGGACTACAACCGCCAGGCTGACATGGAGCGTATGCGGATCGAAGAGGAACGTATGCTGGAAGACCAGCGTCGTCAGGATCTGATGCGTAAGATGAACGCTCCAAAGCAAGAAGACGAGCCTGAGAAGGCAGATGACACTGAGATCGCACGTCTCGAAGGTCTACTCACTGATCTACGGAATGACCCTAACCTAACAGGGCCAATTGCTGGTCGTGCTCAGAATGCACTAGATCGATCAGGATTCGGTGACCCAAAAAGAGCAGCCAAGCGTTTGATTTTGTCAGAACTCCAGGTCAACGCGACCCTGGCATACACAGCACAAACCAAGGGTGCGATCACGGATCGAGAGATGGCTTTGTTCCAGACACCTGTTCCTAAGCTGACAGATGATGAGCAAGTTTGGATTTCTTGGTTGGAACCTCAGCTAGAGATTCTTAAGCAGCTACAACAGAATGGCATCACCGACGAAGCTGCCAAGCAGCAGGGCATAACGCCGTCAAACAATACGACGGCCCCTGATGACGATGGGTACACCATCGAGGAAGTACCATCCACGACGAATAACTAGGATAAGACATATGGCTGAGTTCCTTATTACGGCTCCAGACGGCAAGAAATACAAGGTCACTGGAGCTACACGGGAAGGTGCTCTAGCTGCTCTTAAAAAGAAGTTAGGTGCAGCCCCTGTGGCCCCAGCGACCCCAGCTAACCCAGAGGGCACTGGTGTTGGTCGTGCAATCCAACGCGGCGCAGTCCAGACAGCAGCGACACTACCAACTGCATTAGCAACTGCTGATCTCCGCGCACTTACCGACGTCAACAGAAGCCCTGAGGCAATTCGTTACGACGAGGCACTACGTGCTGGTGTACCCAACCAAGCATTTGCAAGTCGTGCATCAAACATGAGTGATCCAAAACAGGTCAACTCAATGATGCAACAATATGGTGTGTCTCCCCAGGCTAATGTTAATTATCAGCAAGTCGTAGATAAGCGTCTAGAAAACCGTGAAGACGCAGCGCAGAACCCATCTGAATACTTGAAGCGTTTGAGTGCAAACTCAGAAACAGCTGGTCGTCTGTTTAAACTTGCAGACAGCTTCGAGCGTTCACCTACAGCCGATGCATATGCTCAGTCTCTTGCTGAAGCTCCAGACAGCTTTATGGGGTGGCTTGGCACAGTAACCGATGACCCGCTTGGTTTCATGGCATTCATGGGTGAGACCATCGCTGAGTCAGTACCGCAGATTGCCGCTGGTGCAGCTACTACAACTGTGACAGGTAACCCAGTCGCGGGTGCAGCTGTCATGTCACTTGGCGGTCTTGGTCGTGAGTATGCTAACGAGGTCAACAGCTTTCTAAGTGAGAACGGTATTGACCTGTCAGATCCTGAAGCAACAAAGAAGCTGTTTGCTAATAAAGATCTAATGGATAAAGCAAACGAGCGGGGCTTGACCCGAGGTCTTGTTGTCGCCGCAGCCGACTTCGCTGGTCAGGGACTCGTAGCACAACAGATCATCCGTAAGTCTCTCAAACGCCAGGCTGTCGCCCAGGGTGGGTCAGAGGCGTCTGGCGAAGCTCTCGCAACTAAGGCAGTCGGCGACCAGTTCAGCGCAAAAGATACTATCATTGAAGGTTTGGCTGGTGCAGGTAGTACAGTTGGTGAGGCTACAGTTTCACGAACCTTGTTTAACAAAGACGGTAAACTTGTTGATCCCGCCAACCTGTCAGACACAGAGTCACAAGCCGCAGCATCTCTTGCCCAGCGCATAAGATCCATTGCGGAACAAGATGGCTACAATCTAAAAGACGTCGGAAGCAACGGTGATGCAAAACAAGCACTAGAGGCAACACACGAGCAAATCAGCGGTCAGATCAAAGAGATTGTCGCTAACCCTGCCGTCAAGAAGTACTTGAACCCAAAACAGGCTGCGACACTAGACCAACTCATTGACGACTACGCAGCTGCACAGGTTGCAGTCCGACAGTCCAAGAACAAAGTCAAATCTAAGGTCACGCAAGAGAACTTCGATGCAATCATGCGTCTACTACCGCCAACGGTAGAGGCACAACAGATTGCCAATTTGATGCGCGAAGGCAATCAGCTTACAGATCTCTTCAAGAATGGCACAAAGGGCGGCATCAGTCAGTTCACTGACACGTTCAATCCATTTACACGTGAAGATGGGACCTATGATCCCTCTAAAGTCATCTCAGGTATGGCAAACAAGGGCGTTGCTATCGCCACTATGGGCGGCTCACTACCCTATCAGTTTGGTGCAGTAGGTGCTGGACGTGCTATTGACGCAGTCACAGGGCGCAGATCCGCAGTTAACCGCTTTGTAAACAAGTTTGAAAACAAAGAGACACTACCAGACCCCGTTGGTCCGTCCTTAATTGCCGCAGAGCGTCTAAAGAAAGAACAAGACGACGCCCGAGCAGCTGAACTTGGTGGATTACCTCAAGTCGACAAGGACAATAGCCCAGTTGGCACCATTTTGTCAGGAACTGGCTTAGATCGTGATGGCCTAAAGGCTGCTATGACCGAGATCGAGGCCGCATTCCCCGATGTTAAGGCCCTCGAAGACGTATTTGGTGACATTCGCAAGAACTTGGACGGCGGCACTAACAAGATCCGTAACCTAAATGACATTATCCCTGTCATTAACCAGCATTTGAACACCCCAGACACCGTAGTAAAACGTGCAGCGGCCCCAGACCAACTTTTAGCCCAGCGCGGTGGCGTCAATATACCAAAGATTGACCAAACACCCGCCCAGGACACACCGACACCTGATGTCATGTCCCAGGCACCGCAGTTTGGACCACAGTTCACAACCCAAGAGAACTACAATCGTGGCATCGAGGCTAACAAGGCAATGAACGCTGAGTTGGTCGAGGGTGTTACTACAGATCCAGATCTGAACCGTGTACAGAAGGGACGTCTGATTACATCTCTGGATGTTCTAGCGAACAACCTAGGCTCAGACCCAGTAGCAGCCGCACAGGAACAAGTGCAGAAGCTAGAAGAGGCTGGTGTACCCCAGGAAGCTATTGATGCTTACATACAGCCGTATGTGGACCGTGTGACACGTCAACAGGCGTCACGTGTGTCTCCAGACGAACCAATGTTGCCTGACGTAGATCCTACAAGTGATCCTTCTGTACCTCAGGACCCAGCATTGCAGTCCTACGTCAATCCACTACAGATACCAGAGAACGAGATTGATATCACACGTTTGAACTCGTCCCCAAGCGAAGCTGATATTCAGAAGATGCGTGAAGGCACATACAAGCCTAAACAAAAGCGCACATTGGTTGAAGCAGCTGACTACATGTACGAGAAGTGGAAGGCAGCAACAGGCCGTGATGAACCGTTTGAGTACACACCTGAGAACGTCGACATCATCTCGACCTACATGGCGACAGAAGCTGCAAACGCTCTACAGAGTGATGCTAACGCCATCGGATGGTATGACCGTAAGTTGAAAGCCGCGAAGCGTGTGGTGTCTCTTGTGGACCCACGTGTCACCCAGTCACCTGATGCAGAAGCTGCATTTGACTTTGCACTAGCTGTTACGTCTAACGGTCAGGCCGTTGCGGATAACTTCCAGTATGCTCTAGAGGTTTTCCGTCACTTTATGGACAACGGTACAATGCCTGTGTCAACCTGGAAGAAAGGTGGCGAACGTAATGCATCTATGGTTGAAGCATTTGACTTCTTCAATGCATATCAGGCGTCAGGCACTAACATGCCAATCCAGGACTTCTTAGATAGTGACTTCACTGTTAATGAGCTTAATGATTACATTGCACGTTTTAACGAGCAGTATGGAACCGAAATCAAGGTACCATCGTCTGAGGGTGCAAACGCTGAGGTCAAAGGCTCTTACGTCATCGGCCCAAAGATTGGTCAGGGCTTCTACCAGAACATCCGTGGCAACTATGATCCACTAACGATGGACATCTGGTGGATGCGCATGTGGAACCGCTTGGTCGGTCGTCCGTTTGTAGCAGACCCAGATCTTGACAAAGGTCGTGTTAACGTCAGGGATGCTATGAAAGGCTCAGGTAAACTTGAGCAGAAGATGATCAACCAGACGCTAAAAGAAATGGGCGTCGGTAAACGTGAGATCAATAAAGATCCAGCATTGTTTGACGATTTTGTGACTAATGTAGAGAAAAAGTATCAGAAGTTCTACAAGCAGTATAAGATCGACAACGGTGTGAACCACCAAAAGCCAAACTTCTTTAAGAAGACTGGCACACATGTTAAAAATCTAAAGCCGCAACTACAAGCACAGCCTAAAGGGCCAAATGAACGCTCTTATATGCGTGATGTTACAAAGGCTGCAATCGCTAAACTACGTGATCTTGGATACAACATCGAGACGGCTGACTTTCAGGCACTTATGTGGTACCCTGAGAAACAATTGTTTAGGCATTTGGGTGTTGCCCCTGGAAGAGGCGCAGATAATGATTATCTAGATGCTGCAATCATGTTGGCTGAAGCCGAAGGAATAACAAATGACCAAATCCAAGAAGCACTCCCCGATGCAGACGGAGACGGAGCCGTCAATAATCAGCCAAGTCCCCAAGGAGTCGATGAAGGACTTTATCGAGGGCCTAGTGGAGATGGCCCAAGCCAGGAAGGCCCTACAGAGCCAATCCTCCGTGATACCAGCCCAGGAGCCAATCCTGACGGACCCAGACCCGATGTCATTCCCGCTGAAAAGCCCCAAGTAACACCAGCCCAATACAAACAGGCTGTCGTTGAGCTTATTCGTCCTCAGTTCCAAATTGGACTGAAGGGTGGCGAACTTGAAGATGGCATCAGTAACTTCAATGACGCTGTCGAGTTTGCGAAGAAACTAGGTGTCGTCGTTAGACTGGCTATGTCCCAAAACGAGCTTAACACCTTGCTTAAGTTGGACACAGGCCAAGACCCAGCTAAAATTGGTGATGCCCGTGGGATGTTCCAACGTAAAGGACCTAAGAAACAGGGCAAGGGCACCGAGGGTACAATCTGGGCAATGAAACCTGGTGCGGACAAGGGTGACGGTACCTATGTCACTGACATTGAAGCACTGACCACCCTTCTACATGAGATCTCTCATGCGATCACCTTAGGCCCACTAGATGGTAAGGGTGAACAAGAGGTATACTCTTACTTTATCAACAGAAAGCAGTCGTCTAAACCAGGCACTGGTATTGTAGGTCGTTCTGACTTTACGCCACCAGGATCGTTTACCGACAGTGCAATTAAGCCACTACTGGATGCGGATTGGGAACAGATGTCCCCCACGCAGAAGAAGGCATATGCAGAAATCGTTGATTTACAGGAGAACGTCGAGGCGTATTCACCTAAAAACCCAAATGAGCGAAGAGCCGTAAGGTTTATTCGTCAGGTAATGACATCGGGTCTTACACCAAAAACAAAGCAAACATACAAAGACTACACTCGTATGGCTGCGGAGTTTGCTGTGGATCCTGTCTGGGTTTACCTAATCAACCCAAAGTTAGCCAAGAAGCTAATGCCTGTGACATCTAAGATGATCCAGCAAGAGTTCCGTAAGGCTGACAACAAGGTCATCCAGTTCTATGCACATCCACTAGCGGTTGTCATGGCAGCATTAGTTGCCCTGGAAATGGCTATGGATGACGATGAAGAACGTAGGCAACAACAGATGCCACCAGGCGCACTAAACGCACCAATGGCACCAGGCATGTTGTCACAAGCCTAAGACCCCCAAGGAGAGCGAAATGTTAAAGACTGCATTGGACCTGGTTCCAATCCTAGAGGCTATTGATGTCGTCAAGTCATCAAAGCTCCTAACCAAAGCACAACAGGACACTGTGTTGCGTGAGGTCGCCCAGGCAATCCCCGCACCAGTGTTCTGCAAACAATGTCCAGAGACACTGTCTATCATAAACAACCTAGTGGAGACGACAGATGGGCCACAAGCCAAACGAGCCTCGAAAGAAGAAACCAGCAAAGCCAAAGGTAATGCCAGGTCGAGCAAGACCAGCGTCAAAGAACCCGCTGGCACTACAGCATCAGACACCCGAGGGTCGGGCAAAGTTCCGAGAAATGCTGAAGAACCGAAAGAACAAGGGCGGTCGACCGCTAAACGTTCCCGACGGTTACAGTAAGGAAACCATCAAGCCTATCGTCGACAAGGCTAAAGAGGACGCCAAAAGGGCGGTAAGTATCATGAAGAAAGAGTATGACATCGAAGACCTACGCGCAGAGGAAGCACTCGAAACCGCAGTGGAGATCATGCGTACACCAGTACACAACCGTGATCGTCTTCAAGCAGCCAAATTGATCCTGGACTTCACCAAGGTCAAACCTGTCGCCAAGTCTGAGATCACTGTCGGTAAAGCTGAGGAGTTCCTAAGCTCACTGCTAGATACCAATGACGGTGACGAAGCAGACTAAGCCGAAGATGGCTACCAAGGAGCAGCTGGCTGAGGTCCGTAAGCGACTGTATACTGACTTCAGCTTCTACGCGAATGGCGCACTAAAGATCCGCACCAAGTCAGGTGACATTGCGCCCCTCAGATTGAAACCAGCCCAGGAGATCCTCAACGACGCTGTCACTAAGCAACTAGAGACAGAAGGCAAAGTCCGAGTGATCATTCTGAAGGCGCGTCAGCAAGGTCTATCGACCTACGTTGGCGGCTACCTATACTTCAGTGTCTCCCAGCGCAAAGCTGCGAAGGCACTAGTGATTACCCACCACAGTGACTCTACGCGCGCATTGTTTGACATGACCAAAAGGTATCATGAGAACTGCCCTGAGATCCTGAAGCCACACACTAAGTATTCATCCCGCCGCGAACTGTCGTTTGACGTCCTAGACTCAAGTTATGTCGTTGCGACAGCTGGCGGTGAAGCTATTGGTCGGGGTGAGACCCTGACACACGTTCATGCGTCGGAGCTTGCGTTCTGGTCTAAGACCACCGCTGCCGACAACTGGAACTCGCTGACCCAAGCTGTCCCCAATGCGCCAGGAACTGCTATATTTGTCGAGAGCACAGCCAATGGTGTCAGCGGGATCTTCTATGATCTCTGGAAGGGCGCAGTCGAGGGAACCAACGGTTACGTGCCTGTGTTCATCCCTTGGTTTGCAGACCCAGAGTATCGAGAGACGGTCCCAGAAAACTTCGAGCGCACACCCGACGAAGAAGAGCTTGCGTCCAAGTATGACCTAGATGACGAGCAGCTTATGTTCCGTCGTCGCAAGGTTGCACAGAATGGTCTCGACCTGTTCAAACAGGAGTACCCCTCAGAGCCTGAGGAAGCCTTCCTGACGACAGGTAGACCCGTGTTTAACCCAGAGCAGCTGCAAGAGTCTATGGGCACTACAGAGGACGTACAAGAGCGTCTAGCACTAGAGGGTGAAGACTGGCTGAACAACGTCCGAGGCGAACTGACGATGTACCGTCGTCATGACCCTGGTGAGCAGTATGTCATCGGTGCCGACGTCGCTATGGGCGTCCGAGGTGGTGACTACAGTGTTGCCCAGGTCCTCGACAGTAAGAAACGCCAAGTGGCAACCTGGAGAGGCCATGTGCACCCAGACTACTACGCAACTGTGTTGTATCACCTAGGTACCTTCTTCAACGATGCATACATTATTGTTGAAAACAACGGTCACGGCCTTTTGACGTGCACCAGGCTGGCTAAAGACATGGCCTACCCGAACTTCTTTACTGAGGTTCAGGTCGACAAGCTGACGGACAAAGAAACCATCAAGTTGGGCTTTAGTACGACAGCAAAAACCAAGCCTCTAATCATTGACGAGCTACGAGCGTCTGTCCGTGAGAACGAGATAGAACTCAATGACAAAACAACGATCCGCGAAATGCTCACATATGTCGTGACTGAGAGCGGATCTATGGAAGCTGAACCAGGATGCTACGACGACTGTGTCATGTCGTTGGCATTAGCCAATCACGTGCACGAAGGTGCCTGGGAGCCGATAGAGAGTGCAGATGACTATTACATTGAAATGGTATGATCACTATGGATAAAAAAGACTACAAAGCGGTGGACGACGATAAACTCGTCACGATCCTCGATGATAACATCCGTAGGTCTATCGGGTATTACGACAGTCAGATCAGTCGGGAACGCCGTAAGGTAATCGACTTTTACAACGCTACGCTCCCACGCCCAGCGCACGACGGTAACTCCAAGTATGTCTCTATGGATGTCTATGATGCCGTCGAAAGCATGAAGGCTGCACTGCTAGAGACATTCAGCACAGGCTACAAGACCGTGCGTTTCGCTGCGCAGACTGGAGAGGACGTGCGTATCGCTGAGATCGCTACAGCCTATTGTGACTACGTGGCAAACCGTCAGAACAACCTGTTCGAGGTTATGCAGTCTGTCATCCACGACGGTCTCATTGCACGTGCTGGTCTATGTAAAGTCTACTGGGACGAGCGTGAGGACAGCTACCTAGAGCCAATCCAGGATCTAACTGAGGAAGAGTTTGACGCTATTGTTGCCCAGGACAACGTAGAAATCGAGGAAGTCGAGCAAGACGAGCTTGGTCTATACTCTGGTGACCTACGTGTCTTCCAGGACACCAGCCAGGTGGTCATCGAGGCAATTGCGCCTGAACAGTTTGTCATCGAACCACAAGCCAAGTCTTTAGACGACGTTGGTTTCCTGGGTCATCGTACGACAATGACGATCTCAGAACTACGAGAGGCTGGATATGACGAAAAGCTCATTGCTAAAATCGGCGATCACGAAGACGTCGAAATGGAAACCGATCCAGAGGTCCTGGCACGTCACGAAGAGATTGGTCAAGACCGTGGCTTCAACGCTAAAGGTTTCCAGGATCAAGTTAGAAGTATCACTGTTTATGAGCTTTATATCGACATCGATCTCGATGGCTCTGGGATCGCTGAGACGTACAAAGTAATCAAAGCTGGGAACGTCGTGCTGCACAAAGAGCAGTGCACATACAAACCGTTTTGTGCCTTTGTACCACTACCGATCCCACACTCGTTCTTTGGTTCCAATTTCGGGTCCAAGGTTGTCCCTATCCAGACTGCACGTACAGTTCTGACACGCTCGATCCTGGATCACGCGATGATCACGAACAACCCACGTTACACTGTGGTCAAGGGCGGTCTAACGAACCCACGTGAACTGATCGACAACCGTGTCGGTGGTATCGTCAACGTGTCACGCCCAGACGCCATCAGTCCGATGGTACAAGCACCGTTGAACCCGTTTATCTTCCAGACGATCCAGATGCTGGACGAAGACAAAGAGGACACTACAGGCGTCTCACGTCTATCCCAGGGTCTCAACAAGGATGCCATCAGTAAGCAGAACTCAGCTGCTATGGTTGAACAGCTGGCGACTATGTCACAGCAACGTCAGAAGATCATTGCACGTAACTTTGCGAACAACTTCTTGAAACCTCTGTATCAGCTAATCTACCAGCTGGTCGTCGAGAACGAACCACAAGCCAAGATCGTGGAGATCGCTGGTGATTACGTGGCGGTCAACCCAGGTGACTGGGGATCTAAACGTGATGTCACTGTCGAGATGCACCTAGGCTACGGTGAACAGGAAGCTGAAGCACAGAAGTACCTGGTGCTACACGGCCTGATGTCTCAGGACCCAACATTGTCAACGATGTATACACCTGAGAACCAGTACAACCTCATGACACACGTCATGGAGCAGAACGGCATCAAGAACGTCAAAGACTATCTGACAGCCCCACAAGAGCAACCACCAGAACAGCCAGATCCAATGCAAGAGATGGCAATGCAGATGCAACAGAAGCAAATGGAGCTTCAAGAGCGTCAGACAGCGGTTGCCGAGATGAAGGCACAGATGGATGCACAAGTTGCCCAGATGAAACTACAGCTGGAGCAAATGAAAGCACAACAAGGCTTTGCAATTCAGTCAGACAGTATGGATCTGAAAGAGGCACAACTGGAACACAAACAGTTTGTCGACAAAGCCGAACTAGAGATTGCGAGAACCGCAGACGACGTCCGCGCAATCGCTTCACCAACTGGGTAGACCTTAGGGTCTCCCAGGCCCCCAACCAACCAAAGAGAGCAGCATGACTGAAGAAGAACTCATTCAGCACGGTGAGGACGCAGAGGTATTACTCAAGTCCCCAGCCTTTAACAATGTGGTCAACAAGCTAGTGGAACAGACATTCCAGAACTTTGTGAACTCAAAACCAGAAGAGAACAAAGAACGCTCGATCACTTATTACCACTATCGCGCCCTAGTCGACGTGGTGAACACCCTGAAGCAACAAGTCGCAATCCGCGACGAAGTGCTGACAAAGCGCGACAATAGCGAAGAGGAAGCCTAAGGACCATGGATAACGTCCAAGACAACGCTACTCAACCACGGGCATTAGACGACATGTTTGATGCCTCCGAAGCCATTCTAGATCGTTGGTCAGACGGTGAGAACCTATCTGAAGAGAACGAGGAGCTAGAGGCGACTGACGACTCAAATGTCGGCGAGACAGACGAAGAGACGTCAGATACCTATGACGATGATGAAGACCTTGAAGAAGTAGAAGATACCGAAGAGGACCCTGACACGGATGACACTGAAGACGAGGATGAACCAGAGACAGATGAAGAAGATGATGAAACGGAAGTTGAGTTGTCTGACGATACTCTGGTTGAAATACAAGTCGACGGTGAAGCCAAACAGGCATCCCTGAAGGATCTAAAGCGACTATATGGTCAAGAGGCGTCGTTAACACGTAAGTCTCAAGAAACAGCTGCCAAGCGTAAAGAAGCCGAAGAGGCTTTGGCTAAGGCAGACATCAGCTATCGAAAGCTACTGGAACGTGCTGAAGCGCGTATGAAGCCATATGCCGAGGTAGACATGCTGGTCGCAAGTCGACAGATGTCCACTGAGGATTTCGCTGCATTACGTCGTGAAGCCCAGGAAGCCGAGAAAGATTTTAAGTTCCTACAAGAGGAAGCTAACGCATTCTACCAGGACGCCCAGGCACAACAACAAAAGCAAGTGCAAGAGGCTGCCCAGAACTGCGTGAAGGTCCTGTCAGAACAACTGCCCGACTGGGGTGATGAACTATACAACAACATCCGTTCATACGCAGTCAACCAGGGGTTACCTCAGGAACAAGTAGATCAATATGTTGACCCTACGGTCATCATGATCCTCAACAAGGCACGTCTTTATGATCAGACAAAGGCCACAGCGGAAACAAAGAAAGCGAAGGCCAAAGTGATCAAGACGAAAGAAGGCACCCGCAAAGTACTGAAGACGAAGAAGGCACCTAAGGGTGACGCCGACATCCGTGTCCAGCGTCAACGTGATGCCCAAAATCGCTTACGGTCAAACACAAGCCGCGCTGGTGACCTAGAGGATATTGCTGATGCTCTGATGTCACGCTGGGAGCGATAGCACTCAACTCTAAATAGAAGGATGTAACCAAAATGGCTACATATACTACTTACGACCAGGTCGGTAAGAAAGAAGACGTATCAGATATCATTTCGGATATAACGCCCACAGATACGCCTATGTTCACAATGATGCGCTCAGAAAAGGTTTCTGCTCGTACTTTCAGTTGGTTAGAAGACTCACTTGCAGCCGCTGCGAACAACGCACAGGTGGAAGGGGCAGACGCAACTATGGCAACTCTTACAGATGCTGTAGAGCGTACCCAGAACACGCAGATACTACATAAGGCGTTTCAAGTCAGTGCAACAGCTGATGCGATTGCAACTTATGGTAGAGCGAAAGAAACTGCGTTAAGAATGGTAGCGTAGTATAAACGATGTGAATTCAAAGGAAGCCTAAGTCGAAAGATATGGTAACTTTGAGCGAAGCCTCGCAAGAGGAACGTGCAACGACTATTCCGCAAGGAAGTACACTCAAGTGAGTGGAAGCGCATCGGTCAGTTACTAACTGACATGACATAGTCTGATCTTATGTGAAAGCATAAGCAGCCCTCGGGCGGTCTAAGATTAACGACCTTAGGCGAACATTAATGACCAACTTGGTAAGGCACTAAAAGAAATTAAGCGCGACCTAGAACGTGCTTATGTTGGTGTCGACAACGCTAAAGCAACTGGCTCAAGCTCAGTAGCGCGTGAGATGGACTCAGCGACACAACAGATCTCAACATCTGTCGACGCTGGTGCCAACGCAACTGACGCTCTAACAGAGGCGAAAGTCCTAGAGCTTGGTGAAGACTGCTTCAACAACGGTTCTGATCCATCAGTTCTAATGATCAAACCAGCGGATGCTCAGATCGTTGCTGACTTTGCAGCGGCGTCTGGTCGTAACCGTGAGATCCAACAGGGTCGCAACTTGGTCAACGTGATTGACCTGTACGTGTCCCCATACGGCGAATACAAAGTGGTCCTAAACCGCCACCAGTTGACTACACACGCATTCCTAATTGATCCGTCAATGTGGCGTTCATGTGTACTACGTCCGTTCTCACGTACACTATTGTCGAAGAATGGTGACTCTGATCGTCACTTTATCGTCGGCGAATACTCATTGAAGCATATGAACTATGCTGACGGTGGTATGATCACTGGTCTTTCATAAGATCTAACACACACGACATACCTGGGTCCCCCCACGGGGCCTAGGGCACAGATGAGGGTCATCCTTGTCGTCCCTGGGGTTTTCCGCTCTCCTTACCCTGGACGACTTGGGTGGCCCTCTTTTTGTTTTCATTAAGGGGAACCCATGGATAACACCAAGAAACCAGGCGTCGACCTATTAGGCGTCAATACGGACTTCATCCAGCAAGGCGATGACGTTGTCCGCAAGCACACACAAGAGATATCACAAGCATTCCTAGACGATCTTAAAGACAGTCGGAATGCATCCAAGGACCAGCGTGAGAGTGAGTTCATGCGCGTGGCCTCGATACCAACCGTCGTCGTTGAGCAGTGGCTCCGCGAGGGTTTCAACATATGGGAAGCTACAGGCCCTGAGATTGTCAAACGTCTCAGAGATCAGAACCTGGATGGCTTCATGGCAACTGAGAAAAGGATCTGACTTATGTATAGCGACAAAGGTAAATTTAGCCCCTGCCCAGGATGCAAAACACCAGGCACATGCCGTTTAGCTGGTGAGTGTCAGAAGGGTAAAGGCAAGTAACATGGCAAAAGCTGGACTCTACAAGAACATCCAAAACAAGCGGAAACGCATAGCCGCTGGTAGTGGCGAGAAGATGCGCAAGAAGGGTGCCAAGGGTGCGCCTACAGATGCCGCATTCCGTAAAGCAGCAAAGACAGCGAAGAAGAGATAACAAATGAACAAAGGTCAAATCAGGGCGCACTTTAAGGCCCTACTAAATCGCACGGACTGTGATGACGCCCTGGCTGACACCTTTATTGACCAGGCGATCACTAGATCTGAACGTGTCCTACGCATTCCACCGATGGAGAAGTCCATTGATTATACGATTGCAGCCACGACGACGTTCTTAACGATACCCAATGACTTCCTTGAGATCACTGGTCTTTATCACGGGTCCACGAACCTGATCCGTGTGTCTCTCGCTAAGTTCATAGAGATTACGCAGGGCGGTGAGACAGGTACTCCAAAGTACTTCACCCGCGAGGCTGGAACACTAAAGATCTACCCGTACCCAACCACAGGTACGGTCACCATGAACTACTACGCAAGTTTCCCTGCGATGACATCTGACACAGACCAGAACGACCTGGCACTTATTGCGTCAGACATGATCGTCTACGGTGCTTTGTCTTATGCCGCAGACTACTTCCTAGATGAACGAGGTCAGCTGTTTGAAGGTAAGTTTGTCCAAGGCATCTCAGAGATTCAACAGCAAGCAAACGACGCAGAGACTTCGGGCACAGTCCAGGTAATGCAAGCGCACACGACTTACGAAGACTATTGATCGGAGACACCATATGTCGTCATCATTCTACTCGGGATCTGGTTTAACTAATAACGAACAGGACGCTATCGAGGGCGCAAAGAACGCAGCCGAAGCAGCCCGTGATGCAGCCCAAGAAGCTCAAACAGCCGCAGAGACAGCTGAAACTAACGCTGAAACCGCAGCTGCTTCAGTAACAACTGGAGTTGCGACAGCGACGACTAAAGCATCTGAGGCGTCCGACAGTGCCGACACTGCGAGTACAAAAGCAAATGAAGCGGCAGCGAGTGCATCCGCATCCTCAACCAGTGCATCCGCAGCTTCGACTTCTGCATCTTCAGCTTCAACAAGTGCATCCGCATCGGCTGCCTCGGCATCTGCCGCATCCACAGATGCTGATGACGCAGCTAGTGCGAAGACAGGCGCAGAAGCAGCACAGGCCGCAGCTGAAGCTGCACTGGCGGACTTCGAGGGTGTTTACCTTGGTGCCTTAGCATCGGACCCTACTGTCGATGCCAATGGTGACGCTGTGAACGAGGGCGACCTCTACTTCAACACAACCGATAACGAACTTCTAGTTTACGATGGTACTGATTGGGTCACATCTGGTATTACTACGGTAGCGACGACCTCTGCTGATGGTCTAATGTCATCCTCTGACAAGTCAAAGTTAGATGGTGTGGAGGCTAACGCAGATGTCACTGATGCAGCCAATGTAGACCCTCTTGTTGACACCCACCTGAACACTTCTGGTGCATCAAATGGTCAATACCTAGAGTGGAACGGTACGGACTATCAGTGGTCATCCGTTGATCTAAGCACAAAGATGGACGTCAGTGGCGGGACTTTTAGTGGCGGTGTTGACGTAACTGGCACTGTCACGGCTGACGCGCTGAATGTAGAGAGTACAACGCCCTCTATCCGTTTAGTCGAAACAGATACCACAGATGTAAACACTCGATTTAGAAGCAATGCGGGTAGTTTATTTGTTCAAACATCAAATGATGCAAACAATTCAAACACAACACGCCTTTCTATAAGCCACAACTCTGGCGACATCAGCTTCTACGACACTTCTGGAAACGCCAAGTTCTTCTGGGATGCGAGTGCGGAACGCTTGGGGATTGGGACGACTTCGCCAGCAACCGCTCTTGACGTAAACGGTGATGTGTCGGTAGCAAGTGGCGACAAGCTAATCTTTGGGTCTAACGGAAGTGCCTATATAACTGGTGAAGACGGTGGCCCAGATAGTGTTGAAATATACACTGATGGCTCAAATCGTCTTACAGTAGATCAATATGGTATTCTAGTTGCTAACGGCTTGCCGTTTTCATATCAGAACGCGGCAGGGACATTCTATACAAACCTACAAGCAACTGACCCTACCGCAGACCGCACCATTACGCTACCTGACAGAACAGGCACATTGCTTTTAAGTGATCTAGGTGACAGCCAAACGATCAATTTCCAAGATGATATAACTTTTGAAGATACGTTAAATAGCTCTTTTGCATCTTCTGATTTTTATATTAAATCAAACAATGATGGTGTGTCAGGTGTTCATTGTATATTGTGGAAAAACAGCGATAGCCCTGCCGTTGATGATGAAATTGGAAGATTACGTTTTTATGGAACAGACAGCGCAGGTGCGGGACTCCAAGCACCTTACACGGGCATAGCTTCATATATAGACAGCTTTGATTTATCCGCAAGCCGTCATGGTCACATTGAGATGCAAGTTGAAATTGCGGGTGCTGTCCCAGTTGGTGGTTCAACAGGTACTTTTACATCAGCATCCTTTCATTACGATAAAACAAAGATTGATGCTGGCAAACTTCAAATCGGCGAAGATGGTTCATCAACAAGTTTTACGACGGATGCAACGTCAGACCAAACTATCACACTGCCTGACCAAACTGGCACGGCGATGCTTTGGCAAAGCGCGTGGCCTGATGATCCTGCTTCAGATAACATTGCCATTGGCAACAATACATTATCGTCTGTAACAGCAGCCACTACAATGGTGGCAATAGGTAGTAATGCTTTATCATCTGCTGCTGGTAGTGGTAGCAATACAGCAGTCGGTTATAATGCATTAGCTGCATATACAAGTAATAGTAGTGCAGCATTTGGCTCTGACGCTCTAGTTAATGCTACGACTGGATCATCTAATACGGCAATGGGACGAATTGCTGGACGCGATTTAACGACAGGGGCTTACAACACAGCAGTCGGAAACGCTGCAATGCGTGATAATACAACAGACAGCTACACAACTTCTGTTGGGTATTGGAGTGGCGGCGGCGACTTTCTAACTGGTGGCACTTACGTTGGCGCACTTGCTGGGAACCTTGATAGTTCATCAAAAGACTACCAAGTAGCGATTGGATATGCTGCTGGTAATGATAATTCTGGTGATACATCAACAGCAGTCGGTGCGCTGTCTATGTCAGATGGTAATCACTATAGAAGCACTGCTGTAGGGTATGATGCTTTGGGACGTGCCTCGACAAGCAGCCCATATTATAATGTGGCCGTAGGATATGCCTCCAATTCTCTTATGTATTCTGGTGATTACGCAGTTACTGTTGGGTATAATACACAAGCGATTTTTAGTGAAAGTATTGCAATCGGTGGTAATGCAGACGCAACTGGCACAAGCAGTATTTCTATAGGATACTTAGCTGGTGCATCTTATAACACTTCTAATTATTCTAGTTATTGCGTTCTTATAGGCCAAGAAGCTGGCTATGATATGGATGGCGGTGATTACTGCACTTTTGTGGGTTATCAAGCTGGTTATGCTGGTGGGACAGGTGGCTACAATACTGGTATTGGACGTAATGCTCTTGATCAGTTAACCACAGGGCAACGAAACACGTCACTTGGCGCAAGCTCATTAAGCACAGTGACTTCAGGTGACGACAATGTTGGTTTGGGTTCTGCCGCGGGGAATGCCGTCACGTCAGGGTCTAATAATGTACTTATCGGTCGATTGGCTGGTAAGAGCCAAGGCGGTGTAACCACTAACGAGCTGACTACGGGTTCTAATGTGGTTTGCCTTGGTTTTGAAAGTATGCCGTCAAGCTCAACTGCAACAAACGAAATCACACTTGGCAATGCTAATATTGCCACGCTACGCTGCAACGTGCAGACAATCAGCAGCTTGTCAGATGAACGCGATAAGACTGCAATCGCAGACATTCCTTATGGCCTAGATTTCATCAACGATATGCGCCCAGTGCAGTTCACTTGGAACCGCCGCGATGGGTCACTAGGTGCAAAGCCAGACATTGGTTTTATTGCGCAAGAGTTGCACGATGTTGAGCTAGATCACTCATCGTCATCACGCACACGCTTGGTGAATTGGGCTAACCCAGAAAAGTTAGAAGCGGATTACGTTAGATCGTATCCTATTCTTGTGAAGGCCGTACAAGAGTTGTCGGCTAAATGTGATGCGCTAGAGGCGCGTATAGCTACACTAGAAGGAAACTAAGATGGCTGTAAATGAATTAGACCGCGACTACCTAAAGTTGCTGCACATGTGCGATCAGATTGAAAACATCCAGAACGGCATGAAAATGGAACATGAGGGCGATGCTGAAAAGAAAAAGCAAGTCGGCAACATGGTCATGCACTTGGAAGCGGAAGTGCTAGATAGCAAGTACACAGATGGCGGCAAAGACATGACGCGCATCAACAGCACCATTACGGCTGGTCGTACTTACTGGAAGTCATAATGGCTGTGGATACGGACAGCTGGCACCTGTCTAAGTCCGTGCCAATCACGCTAATCTTTGGTCTCCTCGTACAAGCGGGGGCCATAGTATGGACCGTCAGTATGATGATGTCAGACATCGAGGCAAACATGCGCAACATCATGGTCCTAGAGATAACCGTCAGTGAACTTGAAGACGTCGTACAGTCTCAGCAAGTATCACTCGCGCGTATCGACGAGAACATCAAGGCGATCCGAGACGCTGTCGAATACATGATGGATCGCCAGAGAGAAAGTCACACAGAGAACCCCTAAGGAGAGCAGACACCTTAGGAGTAATCAATGGATCCGCTGACAGCATTAGCGGCGATAAAGACTGGAGTGGCTGCGGGTAAGCAGTTGCACAACCTATCTAAAGAGATCGCAGGGTTCTTCGATGCCACTGACAGTGCCAAGAAGGCCCACGCAAAGAAGAAGAACAGTGTGTTTTCCTCAGCCAACGAAGAAGCAATGGCAACCTGGACGCAAGCCCAGAACGCTAAGACAGCTGAAGCTGAACTACGAGAGTTTATTGTCAATACCAAAGGCTTCAGTGCCTACCAAGATCTACTCAAGGTAAGACGTGAGGTCATTGCCCAGCGCAAAGAGGCTGAGAAGCAAGCGGCTATAGAGGCTGAGGAACAGCGGGAGCTTGTGATGACCATAGCTGTGGTCTTGCTGGTCTTTATTGCAGTGGTCGGTGGCTTTGGTTTCTGGTTACAAATGAAAGGATACATCGATCTATGAACGAGATGATCCCTGACAAACACACGTATCAAAAGAACAAACGACGGATGGCCTGGACTGCGCTGGGTATGATGATTGTGTCTACCATTGCAGTTCTTATAGACCCCGCCAGGATGGCTGAGGCCGACGCTGTACTCATGATGATGTATGGATCCCTCAGTGCCCTGGTCGGCGCATACTTTGGCTTCTCGACAGCCCAGGTGACCAAGTCATCAGCTGTCGCAACTCGAAAGGATGACTATTAGGGCCTTAGTCCTGGTCGTCCTGAGTTTCACCCTTGCATCCTGTTCTGGCATCCCTGGCTGGCTTATGCCTGGCGGTGGTGGTCCGTCTGTGACCGCTGTCGGCACGCAGCTTGCCAAGGAAGCCAACCAGCAAGTGGTGAACGACCAGTCGAACATAAGAACAGAAGACGGCGACATAGAGGTCACTGAGATCGAAGACACAGTGCAAACCCGAGACGTCGAAAGCATCAACATCAAGAACACTGACATACCACCCTGGGTCATCATTGCGCTGATCCTGGGATGGCTACTGCCTTCACCAGGTGAAATGGGCAGGGGCCTCATGTCAGCACTCTCTAGCCTACGAAGGAAAGCCTAATGGATTGGCAATGGTTCAGTCTGTTTTCGATGGTCAGCATCAACACCATCGTCAACGTCTACCGCCTCTGGGATTACAAAAGGAAGAAGCCTAATGCGACCAGTTAACGAGATCATCATCCACTGTACAGCCACACGCCCAGGCTGGTGGAAAGACAAGACAGCTGCCGAGAAGACAGCGGAGCTACGACGGTGGCACGTCGAGGATCGTAACTGGAGCGACATCGGCTACCACTACACTATCGACAGGGACGGTGTGATTACTAAAGGTCGATCTATGGAACGCAACGGTGCCCACACTAAGGGGCGTAATAAGAACACTTGCGGGATCGCTTTGTTTGGGGGCTTCGGCTCAACATCCAATGATCGCTTCAGTGAGAACTTCACGCCCGAGCAGATGGCGTCATTGCAGCAACTCATTGCAGATCTGACGAACACCTACCCGATCACTAAGGTCTCGGGGCACAACCAGTATGCACCAAAAGCATGTCCTGGGTTCAACGTCTCGAACTACTTCAAGTAATTCCCCTCAGTAGAAAGGAAGGTGATCCTATGTCTATCGTGGCTGGATTTCCTGTGTCGATCCCTGAATTGATCACAATAGGAATGCTGGCTGTCGTCATCTATAAACTTAGGTAATCAACAGCCCACTAGATAACATCGGTCTGACATCAGCATGGCTTTTAGCCAGCATCAGAGTTGGATCGGTGTTTTTTGCTCGAACTAAGGGACCCCCATATAGAAAACTATTGACAAGGTTATATCCGTTGACTCATAAGGGGGTACGGACGATGTGTCCAGATATCGGTGGTTAGAGCAGCGGAATCATAATCCGCGTGTCGGGGGTTCAAGTCCCTCCTCCGCTACCAACTTACAGATATCATCGGAACAGCATCAGTCCTTAACTTTAAGGAGACTGATCGATGACTAATATCACACCTGTATTTACACTGTTTGTACGTGACCCCGCGACCCATGAGTGGGAAGACGTGTACACTGGCAATAGCACTGAAGATTGCCGCAGCAAATTCCTATACGACTACAACATGTACGGCGAGTACACCACCGCTGATGGCAAGATTGTCAAGACTGACGGATCCCACGAAGCACTACTTCGCGTTCACCGCAAGCTAAACCCTGACGAGGTGGTAGCATGAACTGGCTCGGAGACCTCATTGGATGCCTGGCACTGTTTGTCATGCTCTACGTCGGCCTGGGTGCAGCACATGTATTCGGATGACAATCTAGACGACTTCCTTAGGCAGCTGTTTCCACCTTTGCCTAAGCCGACCAGGGAAGCACCTGACTACCGAGATCACGTACCCTGGAAACCATCACACACTGGCGAAGAGCCACCGTTCTAACTGGGAGTAAGAACACATGAACTTGATTGATTTTGTAAACACCGAAGGCCCTAACATTTGGCGCGACAAGCACTTAGACGAGAGCCGTGCCAAGATGCACCGCTTTGGTGAGTTTAAGAGTATTGGCTTCAAGGACATCTCAGAGGTCACAGCCCGTGACATCCATGCCTTCAGTCTACACCTGTTGGACGTGGGTCTATCCGAGAACACAGTCAACCACTACAAGGCGGCTATCAGTGCGATCCTAAAGCATGCCCTGGATCTCGAAGAGATCGACAGACTACCCAAGATAAAGTTCGCTAAGGTGAGAACGAATCGTGTACGTTACCTGTCTGAAGAAGAGTCCGAACAACTAGACGCATTCTTGAAGTCTTACAAAGACGGCAAGTACTGGTGGATGCGTCACATGTGTACCATAGCCTTGAATACAGGCATGCGTCATGGCGAGATCCTATCGATCACTCCAGACAACGTGACTGTCGAAGGCGACCTATGCACCGTGCACCTGACTGACACCAAGAACGGTGACGACCGTGACGTAGTGTGCGCTGGGTCAACCTTTGCTGCCCTGATGGCACTAGAGTTTAACCCAGGCAAACACTACAGCCACCGCAAGTTTTACAATGTGTGGGACGAAGCGCGTTACCAGATCGCTAAGGGTGACAAAGAGTTTGTCTTTCACATCCTACGTCACACTGCGGCAACACGCATGGCTAATGGGCTAAAGCTACCTACTGTTACCGTAGCTCAACAATTAGGGCATCGTAGTCTTCAAACGACTGCCAAATATGTCCATCAGACACCTGAAACACGGCTGGAAATAGCCAAGCTGATGGGGGCCAAATAGGCCCCTTTCGCCTCTAAAGACAACGCTAATGAAATCAATGGCTTACAGGCGAGGGTACTAAGGGACCCCCATAGAAGCCAAGGGAGTACTTTCAGAATGACAAAAGTCACTGACTTACAGATAGAACTAGAGCAGCAAATGATCCAAGAGGGTCAGAAGAGATACCAACGAAGACAGGAGAAACTATCCCCCAGCCAACGCGAAGTACCACATCAGATCATCACCGAGGCCCTACCTAAGGTGTCTAAAGACATCAAGGATCGACTAGAGAAAGACGCAGAGCGTTTCTATAGTGGCAAGGGTAAGAAGAGCGAGTGGTATGAAGAACTTGTAGACCAAGACCCAGACACCTTAGCCTACATAGTGTTGAACTGTTGTTACGAGAGTGTACTTAAAGATTACACCTTAGCTGGGTGTCTTTCAGCCATAGGATCCAGGTTGGAACTTGAAGTCTGGGCCGACGATCTAAAGACATACGACAGTAGCCTCTTCAAGAGACTGGTGTCCCAGGTCACTAAGGATCATTCCAGTGAACGCTACAGAATGAAAGCCGCGCGTATCATAGCTACTAAAGCTGGCTTTCAGTTCGAGAAGTGGAGCCGTAGTAAGAAGGTACATGTGGCATCCCCACTGTTGTCTTCAGTCTTAGAAGCTACAGACATATTCGAGATATCAACGACAGAAGAAAACCTTAAGACACATAGGCACATTACGTTGACTGATGAGGCCAAGAATCTGATGGATCGTCGTATGTTTGATGCATCATGGGCAGAGCCTATGTATGGGCCTCTAGTCATACCACCGAAGCCTTGGACCGCCTTTGATTCTGGAGCCTACCAAGATGACATGTTGTCAGCTTTAGTACCTCTGGTTCGTAAGGCTACCGCAGAGCAGCGGAGAGCCGTTGACAGAGACTTTGAGAAGAACCCAGAGCCTCTGTATGTCAAAGCACTTAACGCGCTCCAAGCGACCCCTCTGAGGATCAACAAGCGTGTTCTAGAGGTCATGGACTATTGCGTCAGTGAAAAGGTACGTTTCGGTAAGTTCCCAGAACTAGAGCCACCAGAGTTTCCTAAGTTACCTGACGAATTCGACAATCTACCTGAGAAGACCCAGCGTCAGCTAAAGCGTGACCAAAAGCAGTGGCACGTGAAGAGACGTGAGTCAGTAGCTAATCTGGTTGTCATGCATAATGACCTAAAGACAGCTTACAAGATGTCTGAGTTCGAACAGTTCTACTTACCTTGGAACTTCGACTTCAGGGGGCGCATGTATCCCGTGTCACACTTTAACTATCACAGGGATGACCATGTGAAATCACTGTTCGAGTTTGCCAGGGGTAAACCTGTGGCAGATGAAGACAAAGGATGGCTTGCGATCCACCTGGCAAACGTAGGTGACTTTCAGAAGATCTCGAAGAAGAGCCTAGACGACAGGATTCAGTGGGTCTTGGACAACGACGAGTGGTTACGTTTAGTTAACGACAACCCAAGTCGAACTCTAGATCTTTGGATCCAAGCTGACAAACCGTTCCAGTTTCTGGCAGCTGTCTTTGCTTACTACAGTGATGACCCAGTGTGTCACCTTCCGATCTCCCTGGATGGGACTAACAGTGGCGTACAGCACTATGCCCTGGCACTGCGGTCATCTAAGGATGGTCACATGGTCAACCTACTGCCTGATGACAAATGTCAGGACGTCTACCAGACTGTCGCTGACCAGGTGATCCAGGATCTGACTGAAGATGGATCTGAGGAAGCACAGAAGTGGCTAGAGTTTGGCATCAATAGATCTACCGTCAAACGAAATGTAATGACCTATGGATATTCCAGCATCGAACGTGGGTTTGGCGATCAGATCATTGAGGATCTAATGCAGCCGCTACAGAAAGACGTGAACTATGGAACCATAGTTGAACATCCGTTTGGTGACTATAGAGAGCAAGAGACCAACGCACGGTTCCTAGCTAAGTTCAACTACCAGGCAGTGCAGAAGGTCATCTCTAGTGTTGCCCAAGGTATGGCCTTCTTACAGTCATATGCTGATGCATTAGCACGTGAAGGTAGGTCAGTTCGTTGGACAACGCCTAGTGGTTTCCCAGCCATCCAAAGGTACACTAAGCCTGATGTCAAACGAGTGAAGATCTTCCTGTATGACCGAGAGGCCAAGCTGATGAGCAAGACCCGTGTCACACTACATGGGATTGGCCCTAAGTATGACACCAGGAAAGCACGGGCGGGCGTTGCGCCTAACTTCGTGCACTCGCTCGATGCTGCCCACATGCAGCTGGCAATTTGCCACGGGCTAGACCAGGGCATCGAGGACTTCTTTATGATCCACGACAGCTTTGGGACTAACGCCGCAGATACCTGGGCATTCTACCACAACATTCGTCACGCGATTGTCGACATGTATGAAGACAACTGTGTCCTAGGCAACTTTGAGATCGAGTGTCGTAACCGATTGGCTAACCCAGACATGGATTTAGCACCAGTTCCAGAGAAAGGGAATCTAGACGTCAGAGCAGTCTTAGACAGCGAATATTGCTTTAGCTGAACTAAGGGACCCCCATAGAAGCCAACAAGAGCTTCAGTAGGAAACTATCAAATACAGGAGACTCATACACATGAGCAAAGCTAAGTTTGTATCACCAGCTGGAACAGCACAATACCCGTGGCTTCAGCCTGGTCGACCAGACACTGCCTTCGACGCTGAAGGTAAATACAAGTTGTCATTACGTCTTGCGCCTAACGATGCAAAGCACATGACCAACTTAATCGACAGTGTCAAAGGTGAGAACTTTGGTGCAAAAGACACAGTGCACACACCATATGACGTCGATGACGAGACTGGTGAATATGTCTTCAAGATCCAGTCGAAGTATCAACCAAAGTACTTCGATGCAAAGGGCAACCCGATCCCAATTGATCAGGTGCCTCAGATGTTCTCAGGCACTGAGCTTCGTGCATCAGGTCAGATCGATGCCTACACCGCTGGCGGTAAGAAGGGCATCAGTCTACGCCTAGCAGCTGTCCAAGTGATCAACCCAGTCTCGGGTGGAACTGGAGATGGTGCTGGCGACTTCGATGCTGTCGATGGCTACGAGGTTGGATCGTCTGGTAGCGAGTTTGCTAACAGTGATCTAGACGACGAGCTTGAGGACTTCTAAAGCTGCCTATCGGCTTGGCTTCAGGTCGGGACTAGAGAAGCGAGTAGGCGACCAAATCACCGAGGCAGGGATCAAGCTACAGTTTGAAACTGACAAGATCACTTACATAGTCCCAGCACGACAGGCTAAGTACACGCCTGACTTTAAGCTCCCTAAACCAGGGGGCTTTTTCTTTGTCGAGACCAAGGGCATCTGGGCGGTCCAAGACCGTCAGAAACACCTGTTGATCAAACAACAGTTCCCAGACATCGACATCCGCTTTGTCTTCTCGAACCAGAACGCACGTTTGTACAAGGGATCTCCTACGACATACGCGATGTACTGCGAGAAGCACGGCTTCAGGTATGCGTCAAAGTTAATACCTGATGACTGGCTTGAAGAGGCCAGGAAAGGATCAGAATACGAAAGCCCCTCTAAATAAAAGAGGCATTTGTATTTTGACACCAAGGAGAGAGCGAGGGGGCGGCTTAGGTCGCCCTCTTTTTGTTTTAACGGGAGAGCACAACATGCAGGAAACAGGTGAAAGTGAGTTCGTACAGC